GAGCTAGTTACCTCCCTTCAACTCTTAAACTAGTCATTCCTGTCATCGCTGAATACAACCTTCTAACGTTCTTCGTCCAGCAAGTCACGATGGAGATGGACCCAATGAAGGCTCTTAGGAACCCATACACGATAACAGAGGGTAAGGCACTTAAGCACGCAGCAGATCTTATGCTAGAGATAGTAAAACTCGACACTAAGAATGGTGTCCTTGAGTCTGGTGAAACGATCACTGGCGCAGCCCAGCAGACTGGCCATAAGGTTCGTATCAAAGTCAAGAAGAACAGGTTAGGCATACCCGCTCGCATGGCCCAGTTTACTTGGCACTATGAGCATGGTGTCATTGACACCGCTTCGGAAATCTTCGAGCTCGGTAAGTCGATAGGCGTTATATTCCATCCTATTAACGCAAATACAGGGAAAGAAAACGTTCAGATGTGGCAGTTTGGCAACTACGATCCTATCAGGGGTGAAGAAAACATCAAGCAGTTTGTGATCGCTTCTAAGAAGGTTCAAGATGAGATCATGGATGCTTGTAATAAGCATCAGGATCATTACGCGGCACTAGACGCTGCGGGTGTGGTCATTGATGATGATAGCATGGTTGACTTGGACGTAGAGTGAGTAATGGGTGTGGGTTTCGAAAGAGTAGAGTATAGGTTGCCTGATGGACATAAGTTTGAATATCTAATAGATAAGACGCGTGGTATCACTACCCACGACATCGACAGACTAGCCTGCATGTACTTCGAACACACAGGTAAGTTTCCAGAGACTGTGTTTATTCGGTATGACTTGTATAGGGCTTATTTACAGAGCACAGCTGACACCATGAAATGTGTTGGCATACCAGAACCTAGTGGATTCACGGTGACACGGGTATGGTTAACAATTGGCATGGTACAGGTTAAGCCAATAGTTGACGCCTATATTCCTCTTTTAGTTGGTACTCAACAAGATTATGACGACAATGACTTGAATTGGCTCTTTGAGGAAATAGTATTAGCAGACTGCGAGCGTGAGTAATGGGTAGAGTTCTTTTTATAGGTGATCCACATATTCGCATAAATAGATTAGGCCTAGGTCTTCGTTTCCTTACCTGGCTTAACAAGACTGTCGACGAGCAGAAACCTGACCTAGTTGTTAATCTAGGTGATACGTTCGATACTCATGCCGTCTTGCGCTCTGAAGTGTTGAACGAGTTTATGAAGCACGTTGACTATGTCTTGAGCAAACATATCCCATATGTCTATCTAGTGGGCAATCACGACATGTATAAACCTAATGATTCTAAGTATCACGCTATGCTGCCTTTTAAGGGAAAGATACACAACTTTCATGTCGTAGACGAGGTGTGCGAACTGTTTGACATGACGTTTGTGCCTTACCAATACGACGGCAGCAGGTTTCCTAAGAAGACACTTCCGATTTGTGTGGCACATCAAACCTTTATTGGAGCAGATTATGGCCCTATCAGAGCAGCAGAGGGAGTCGATGCGACTAGCATTGAGGGATGTGAAGTCATTATCTCAGGGCATATCCATACCAGGTCGGTTCTCGGACCCGTTATATATGTCGGTTCTCCATTTAGTCAGTCTGCTTCAGACATTGACCAAATCAAAGGCATCACCGTCTTTGATAGCAGCACGTTCGCTCAGAGCTTTATACCAACTCCGCTTCCTGCATGGCGAAGACTTTCGGCGGCAATATCCCCATCTATGACTATGGATGATGTCCATGAAATGGTTCTAGAACTTGTAAAGGGTAGCAAGGACCATTGGGTTATTGAACTAGAAGGTCCTCAGGCAGAAATAGTTGGATACTTAGGGTCTAAAGATTACGCAGAAGCTATTGCTGATGTTGATGTGAAGGTGAAAACAAAGTTCACAGACAAAGAGAAGAAGAAGGTCTCTATAGAAGCAAAGTCTATGGAGCATATAATATCAGAATATGTGGTTAAAGTATACAATGGCTCCATAGATAAAGATGAGCTTATGAAGCGTGCCCGACTTATCTTAGAAGAGTCTCGACTTAGTAAGTAGGTTGTTCGCCTGGTATAATAGACTTAAGGTGGATAGCACACCCGAGGAGAATAGATGGAACAACAAGAGAAATTCACTCTTGAAGAAATGCTGAACACGCAGAGATGGTTGCTTAACAACGGTCTTGTGCCGGATTCTGTTAAAAATCAGCTGTTCATGCTAGGCTCCATAGTTCACGCGGAAGTGCAAGCTGTAGAAGTAAAGATACGTCCTGAGGTTAAAGTTGTAGATTACATAGTCTATATCAATAAAGATCTCATGAAGAAGATCGAAAAGTATAGGAAGCTATCCACCGCTACGTCGTTGTTTGGTCTGTGGCGGTTCAGGCGTTTTCTCAAAAAAGAGGGAACCTTAGACTTTCAGGGCATGATCAATTCGTTTGTTAGAGACTTTTGTGGGCCAAATTGGACTGCAGCAGTATCTATTGCCGACTTCGACGCGTATGTAGACGCACTTAATGGAGTCGAAGGTGAGCCAGACAGATCAAGTCAGCACCCTGATCAATCATCTAACTGATGATGAGGATCAACGCCAAAGTTTATGGGTGCACTATCTAAGTGGTCACTCTATCGAATCGTTTGTCTCTTACCTTGAAAAACTAAGTGCAGAAGAACTCTTAGAGCGCGAGATCCAGGTTCAACTGTGGCGCTTGCTTAAGAAATCACCGTCTGACAAATTCACTCAACTCCTAAACAAACTTAGCGACATAGAGCGATCTATGGCGTGTTTACTTGCTCTTGGACTTACAGTAGACCAATTAAGTAGGTATAAAGGTATATCTGAGATAAGGATTAAGCAGGTTATCTCTGTGATGAGAGATAACAGCTGCTGGGAAGAACTGTATGCTGAAGAAAAGACTGACAGACGAAGAACGTTACGGTCTGAGTGAAGAAGAGATAAAGCTCGCTCAAAAGTATCTAAGGAAACATAAGACAGCTGGTGCGCTCAAGGATCTTGAAGCGGCTAAGTTGTTTGAGTTGTATCTTCTAGGTGAATCCCTTGCCAAGATCGCTCAGCAATTTCCTCATTATCCTATGGGTCAGATAACGCTTACGGCCGCCTTACGTGGGTGGGCACGTGACCGCGACAAGATGACCCATACGCTTCAAGATAGAGTGCGCGCTAAGGTTGTTAAGTCCGTCTTAGAGCAAGTTGACTTTCTTACCGCTATGATGTCTGTTGCTAATGCTGAGCACTTAGAAAGCATGGTGAGGTATTGTCAAGACCCTATAAACAACCCGAAGCCTGCTTTGCGCATAGATAGCATTAAGGCATATAAAGATGTCGCAGAGACGCTTTATAAGATTGTTTCTGGAGCAACTCCATCAGGTAAGGATAAAAGTACATCCCCAATGTTTGATGCCCTTACTCCTAGGCAACAAGTAGTGAGAGTAGAGCAAAAAACAGAAGAACCAGATGTTAGTACGCTTATGGCTCAAGCAATAGGTATCGATGAGCAACAAGACAACCACTAAGACATTAACGTTTGAGCAGCAGCAGAGATTTCTTCTCACTCCTTGTAAGACCCGCAAGGAACTTGAGACCTGGATACGCTATCATCTTGACCTACATCTCCCGAACGTCACAGTTTCGCGTTACTCAGATATTAACCCGTTAGACGTGATTTGGACTGTGTATCGTATCTGCGTTCTCAAGCAGAATCCTGATAACATTCAAGAGCTTCTCTTCGTCGCAGGTCGCGGAACTGGTAAAACTCTCGGCATGGCCATCGCCGAACTCATGGTCATCTTGCACGACCAACGCGGCGTGGTCCATGTAGGTGCTATTCAAAATCAAGCTGATCGTTGCTACAACTATCAGAAGAACTTCTTATATAACCGTAAACTTAAGCCTGTTGTGATGCCGCCTGATACGCCAGAGGACCAGCGTATCCTAGAGAAGGCCAACATGTCTAAGTCGATATTCAACGTCAATGGCGAGAAGATCACTCTTGAGGTATTACCTTGTACCTTAAAGTCGGTCAACGGACCCCATGAACCGCTTGTTGTAGTGGACGAGATCGATACGGTTTCAGGCGAGGGTTTGGTGGCGTTCAAAGATATTGGAGGCATGCTTGATTCTAAAAAGGGCAAGAAGGCTCTTCGCGTTGGTATCTCGACCCGTAAGTCGCGCTATGGCCTGATGAACAGGAAGATCGAGGAGATGGAGTCTAACCCAGACAAGACGCGACAGGTACGTCGCTGGACTGCGTTCGAGTTTACAGAGCGTTGCCCTGATTCTCGCTCTGGAACCAGACCGATGGACTTATACGTCAACCAAGACAAGATGGAAGTCCTTAGTGTAGAGGAATTTAAGAAGAAAGACAGACTTAAGCAGAAAGAGTATACATCATATCAAGGTTTTGAGGGGTGCTATAAGTGCCCATTGTTCTCTATCTGTCTCGCTGACGCTAAGAAGCAGACGTCTACTTCGCCCATGCTTAAAACACTAGACGAGATGATTCAAAAGGTTCGCTCTGAGGGCGCAGATTGGGCGTTAGCACAGCTCATGAACTTAAAACCCTCTGTCGAGGGCATCATCTTTAGAGAGTTTGACGAGAAGGTACACATCAAAACGTGGAGCGAGATGTGGAAGGTGTTAGTTGGCAAGGAGTTTCCTGGTGAGTGTACCCACGATATGTTCGTCAAGAAGTGCCACGAGATGAATGTCCCATGTTATGCTGGTATAGACTGGGGATTCACGTCGCCTAATACAGTCGTGTTCTTCTTTGTCGACAGCAGGGATAACATCTATGTTGTTCGAACAGACGGCATGACGCATATAAGTAATCCAACGTGGATGCAGCACATAAAGACAAAGTACCACACTATGTACAAGTGTCAAATATATGTTCCTGATGCTGCTGATCAAGGTAACATATTAGAAATGCAGAAGATTGGCCTTCCTGTCGCTAACCAAAAGGATAAAGGTCAGATTAACGTTGGCGTTCAAGTTATCAAGAAGTTCCTTAAGGTGCCTGGATCCACAGATACTAAGATCTTTATAGCTAAAGATTTTTGTGTTCCATTGGTTAGAGAGTTTGGACTATACCACTACAAGATGGATACTTCTGGTCTCATCACTGACGATCCAGACAAAGAACATGATCACTGGATAGATGCCTTTAGATATGCCATGACGCTGTTGTTCGGCAAATCTACTGTTATTTTAGGTTCTGGACTGGTTGATGGTGGAGCTAACTTAACAACTCCAGATGGCAGTTTCCACAGAATGCCCACTCCCACTGAATATGCGCTTACTAATGGTATCCAGATGAACCCAAATGAACCCGATAGATCTAAGTTAGGCAAGATAGGCACAGCGAAACAGCTGGATGAGGCAGCAGAAGACGGAGATGACGATGGCTCAGGCTCATCTGGCGGTTTCCTCTGGAGCTTTTAAGTCACTAGAAGGTATAATGACCACATGGCTATATGGGACAGTT